CCTCCGGGCGAGAAGGGAGGGGATGGCGGGAAATAGTCGGCCGGGGAATAGGTGATGGTAACATCACCGCCGTAACCGCTTTCCTGGCTCTGCGGGAGATAGATGACGAGGTTTGCGCCTTCGATCTCGGCGGTCGCCGCCGGGTAGGTCGCTTGCAAGTCGTCCTCGAAGTCGGCGATGGCGCCGGGCATGGTGTAGGGCGCACCCGGCAGCGAGACCCCAGCTCCCTGGACCGTCATTGCGGTGATGTCCTTGGAATTGTGGGGGGTCTCCAGCCGGTAGTCGACCTTCAGATCCTGCGCGTTCACCGCCGCCGGCGTGTAGCGTGCCCTCCAGGTCATGGTGCCGTCCAGATTGTCGGTCGGGCTGCCGACGTCCACCCAGCCAGTCCGGTCGACCCAGAAGATCAGGTCCTTCGTCCATTGCAGGCGCAGCGGAAAGTTTTCACCATCCACGCCCCACCCGGTCGCGGCCGAACCGACCAGCTCATCCGGCAGCAGCACCTCCACCTCGAACCACTGATCCTCCGCGGCGGTCACCACGAAAGGCGTCACCTTCGTGTTCGCAGTCAACCACTCCGCGAGAGCCTCTCCGATGTTGGTGCTGTCAACCGTCACCGGCCCGCTCATGCGGAGAGCGGAACTCGTGTCCGCCTGCGGGAAATTCAAGGGCCTGCACACCGCCTGCTCGATCACTGCGGAGGCGAAGCGCAGGCACCGCAGCTCCCCATCCACCACCTGCTGCACTTCGAGCGGCGCGGATTTTCTGATTTGCGCGGTCCGGGACACATCATCATCCAGCGCCCGCACCAGCGTCTCCAGAGAGGCTCGGCCCTCCCGCTTTGTCAGCCGCAGCGCCCAGCCTCCGCTGCCGGATGCCTCATGGAGCTCCGCCCAATCCGCCTCCACTAAATTGACCGTCCGCGCTTCACCGACCCTCGGCAACAGCAGCCCATCCGCCTCATCGCCGATTTCCAACAATGCTTTGGGACTCGACCCGTCCGGGTCGAAAATCACGCGGAGGTTGGAAACTCGTGGCTGCATCGTTTCACGTAGCGATCACCGGCGGCGTCCCCGGCGAACCGGCACCTGGTCCCGCCACCGAGGGAGGTGTTGACGGGCCGGACTCGACAACGACGAACGTCCCGTCCCCCACCGCCTCGAAGACGATAATTTCGCCCGGCTCCATCGGGTGATAAACGAGTCCCGTGCCTGGAATGAGCCTCGCCACTCCAAGCGTGCTCGCCCCGGCTGAGTCGTTCCTGGCTGCGACTCTTGCACCCGCCTCAATGGTAACGGGATCCGCCTCCCAAACCCTGATCATCGGCGAGGATGAAAGGGGGTCCGACATGGAAAGCACTGTGCCCACGTCGTCGGCGATAACCGACGTGATCGTATCAAAGCCCGTCGCCTCCCGACCCTCGGAAAAAGCTTCCGGCGCGTTGAGGTCCGGCGGCGTACCCGGTGAACCGGCACCCGATCCCGGCACCGCAGGCGGAGCACCGGGCGAACCCGTCCCGGCCCCGGCCACACCGGGCGGCGTGCCCGGTGAACCGGCTCCGTTCGGAACCACTGCTGGAGGTGTGTCTGGCATCGCGTGAGTGCGTTGACGGTTCCTTCCCCGATTACGATGCCGCCGGGAACCTCATCGAGTTCGCGGCCACTGGCAGGTGCTGCGCACGCAGCGCCGGAACCATCGCCTGGTTGTTGAAGGTCGGCAGCTCGCCCAGCCTCATCTCCACCCAGCTCACCAGCCGGAAGCGGTCATCGCCACCACCGCCGAGCCTGCGGCCCGTCAGCAGCAACCAGCCCCGCACGAACCGGTCCGCCACCGCCATCGGCACCAGGTTCGTGTCCTCCGCCACCGCAGCGCTCAGGCCGAAGAGTTGACGCCACACCAGCTCCTGCATCTGCCGCGTCCCGAACGTGAAAAACTCCGCGATCACCCGCTCGCGCTGCCGCTCGACATACTTGTCGCCGACGAGCTGCATGTAGGGATCCGCCTGCGTCTTCACCTCGAACTTCGCGCCCGGAAGCACGTCGCCCAGCGATGTCCAGTTCGAGGTCGGGTCATCATCGGGGAGCACGGTCTCCGATACGGTCTGCGTGTCGACGGTCGTGCCGTCCTCCGCGAAGTGGGCGAAGACGCCCACCGCGATGTCTTCAAGTGCTACGTTTGCCATGGTCTTGTTGTGTTAAAGTCGCGTGGTTCCTTGGATTCAGAGCCCCAGCCCGGTCACGCATCCGGGATGGAGTTCGTTCAGGGCATCGCCCTCCTTCTTCGTGAGTTTCAGCCGTGCGCCCGGATACCCGCGCACCCCCTTGTATTTCACATACCCGCACTCCGGCACATTTCGGGTTACCTCCCAGGTAAACACATTCTCAAGGAGCGCGGGCGTCCCGCCCGTTTCTTCCTTGGCTTTCACCTCCGCCTTGTCAGTCGCCTTGTCATCACTCTTCTTCATTTCAATGTTCCGTGTTCGATGTTCGATGTTTCAAAGCTGCACCGGCACCTCCACCGGCACCTCGTAAATCAAAAAGTCTCGATCCGGCACCAGATCCCCCGGCTGCACCTTGCACTCGGTCGCGTTGTGGTTGTCATCCGTCGGCACCCAGTGGTGGAGCGCCTTCATCACCTCCGCCTTCGCGGTCTCCGCCGGGATCCAGTCCGCGTTCACATCCTCCACCACCGGCAGGCCGTAGCACTTCACCGAATAGCGGGCCGTCACGCGCGGCGGATTCAGGTTCTCCGTAAGGTCCCGGTCGCCTTCGTAAAAAATCGTGATCGCGCAGCCCGTCGCCTTCGCCTGGGCCGTGCCGATCTCCGCCGTGATGTCCTTCTGGAGATCGATCACCACCGGCACATCCTCCAGCGCCGGCCAAGCTTCCAGCCGAGCCTTGATCAGCAGCGCCATCGCGTGAAAAGGCCCGTTGCTCATGCCGCCCTCCTTCCTGTGAGAAGTTCCCGCGCCCACGCATCCGCCGCGCCGAAAGCCGCCGCCTTGAAGCCCTCGTCACTCGGCAGCAGCGTCCGGTCTTGCTTCTGCATCACCTCGCGGCGCAGCCAGTAGGCCACCGTCCAGTGATCCGGATCATCCTTCGCGGAAAACATCAGCGCCGTGTGGCGACCACCCACCACCGCGAAAGTCAGCTCGCCACTGAAGTCACGCGCCCGAATCCCGTAGGTTCGACGATGCGCTGGGATCGCCAGATACATCCGACCACTCCCCGGCCGGATCACCAGATCGCGGAACGCCCGGCCCAGCCCCGTGATCGCCGGGATGATCACCACCGCCTCTTTCGAGCTGAAGGCGCTCATCACCATCGCCGCCGCCTTCCCGTGATGTCCGGTCGGCTTCGCGCCCAGCCCGGTCGCGGTCTTGTGCCGGTTCAGCCCGATCAGATATTCCCGCGTCAGCCGCTCCGCCTCGCCGGCCATCGAGCGATGCAGTCCGACCGGATTCGAGAACCCCGTGCGCAGCGCCTGCACGCGCTCATGGCCACGCTCCACGCCCGTCAGGTCCACCGGGATATGCAGCATCCGATCACTCATCGCCGCCTCCTTCCCCGTAAGCGTCCTGCGCCTTCTTCAGCTCCGCTGCCAGTACCTTGTTGAAATCATAATTCCCCGGGGCATACGGATCGTCCGGATTCTCCGGCAGCGCGTCGGTCTCCCGCACGAAAGCTTCCAGCAATTCCCGGTCGCCATTCGTCAGCGCCATCCGCGTGCCAGGCATCACCACCTCGCCACGAATCACCTGCACCGGAGCACCCGACAGCCATTCGTCCACCGTCTCACCATTCGGGCCGCGCACGTCCAGCGCACGCACCTCCCGCATCGGCACCTCCAGCCAGTTCTTCCCGGAGTTGAACGCGAACGGTGGATGATCCACATCCAGCGCGTCGTCGAAATTCGCGCTCCCCCCCAGCTCGCCCCAGCGTTCGTCGCCTTTGAAAGCGATGATCCGCCCCTCGTAAAGGGTTCCGCCCACCTGCGCCCACCGCTCTTCCCAATCTCGTGGCACTCGCCGGTCCTCGAACCTCACCAACTCCCACGCCGGAAACTCCGCGATCCGATCATGCCCGCGCTGCTGCTGCGCCGCGCCCTGGATCAGCTCGCGCTGTGTCCGCACCACAAGCTCCAACCGCCGCGCACTGCTCAGGTCCTGGAGCGTCCCTTGGATCGCCGGCGGCACGCTGCCCGGCTCCGCATCCGGAAACCCACCCTCCGGCGTGTAATCTAGAACACGCAGAGTCTCCCGCAGCACATACCGCGCATCCGCATCGCTGAGTTCCCCCGCGATCATCTGGGCCACCACCTCCTTGAGCTTCGAGAGGAAACGCACGTTCGTCCCCCGCGCCAGGAACACCGACCGCGCCCGCACCTCCGCCGCCAGTTGACGCAGCCCCGCCGTGTCCAGCTTCGTCGGCAGCAGCCCACGCTCGTTCGCGATCCTCAGTGCCCTGAGAATCGGGTCGTCGCCGGGTGCTGGTACGTCAATCGCCATCGTCAAACATTCATCCGATCTCCTTCAGCAACCACATCCCCGCCTCCGCCAGCCGGTCCGCCGCGCGATCGCGCTCCTCCGACCGAAACTTCGAACCCCTCAAATCCTCCTCGATCTCCCGAATGCGCGCCACCAGCGCACGGTCCGCATCCACCGCGTCTTCCAGCCGCTTGATCACCCGCCGCGCCGCGCCCGCCTTCTGCTCGGACGCATACCGAGACCGTGGCGACTCATCCCCACACGCCGCCTCCCGCTCCGCATGATCGAGCACCACCCGCGTCCTCCGCATCTGTTCGGTGAGTGGCGTCATCAGATTCCGTCCTGGGTGTCGCGCGTGAAATGTCGATCACGCGAAGTGATGCGCGGGCTCGGCGTCGGGGCCGACGCATCTTCCGCCGCTCCATATTGTTCGACCGAAAGCTTCCCCGCCGCGATGTCCCGCAGGTCCATCCGTGCCGCTTTCCATGCATCCTTCCGGTCCTCCGTGATCGGCAGCGCGCGACTCATCCGCAAACCAATCGCGTGCAAAGTCAGTGCAACCACCGTCTCCACCAGCCCCTCCGGCACATGCGTCGCCGTCGGCGATAGCGTGTTGTCCGCGTGACTGCGGATCGCGTCGCGCACCTTGCCAACCGCCCGCGTGATAGCCGTCGTCAGAGGGTCGGACTGACCACTCTTCAGCAGCACCGTCCGCAGCGTCGCCGCTTCGGTATCGTTCATCGACGCATACACGTCGTCCTCGGTGACTGCTCTCCAACTCATAATCGTTCAGCTCTCGATGAAGCGCCGGGGGGCAAACCAGCCATGGAAAATCCCCCGGCGCTCGGATCGAACGCTCCGTTCGAAATGCTTCGTCAGCTCAGCGTGATGCGGCGTCCGCTCGCCGCCGAGGTGACCTTGATGTCCTCAGACCAGTCCACGTAGTAGATGTCCGAGGCGTTGCGCTCCTCGCGGTATTCCCGCACCGAGTCGATCATCCCGGCATCCACCGAGAAGGTCTTCGCAAAGCTCGGGTCATACTGCGTCGGCGAGTCGTCCGCGTAGAAGATGAACACCTCCGCGCCCACGATGTTCGTCGCGGTCTTGGCAGCTCCCATCTTCTTCGAGTCGGCGCTCAGCACGCCCACCCGGATCTCCATGCTCGGGTTCAGCAGCATGCTCGCCGCCATCCCGGTGCTCACGCCCTTCTCGGTCACGCCGCTGGTCCGGTTGATCACACGCGGGTGATTCCGGAACACGCGCCACGCTCCCAGACCAAACACGATCCGGTTCGGCATCCGCCCGATCTCCGTGGCGATCGCCTCGATCTGGCTGTCGATCTCGTCGATCGGTTCCACCGAGCCGTCCACCGTGGACCACACCCCGATCGATCCGGTCGCCGCCTTGCCAGCCTTGATCAGGTCGAAGACCTTCTTCTCGTGGCTGTGGTGGCACGCACCGATCAGGTTGCTGATCTTCGCCTCCTGGAGGCGGCCCAGCCCGCGCTCGCCGGCCAGGTCGCGCTCGTGGTCGTCGATGGTCGTCTCCAGTCCCTGCGGCGTCGCATTGAAATACGGATCGCTCGCCAGGAACTCGATCCGGTTCCGAGGACCACCAATCGCGCGATTGGTGTCGTAGATCTGGAAGTCGTTCTTCTCGTTGAACTGCTTGTATTGCCCGTGGGCGATACCCGTCGGAACGACCGGCGCGATGAACTCGGCCAGGGCGCTCATTCTGTCCTGGGAAACCCCGGACGCGTAGTTGCTCAGATGAGCGTTTCGTGTGGCTGCTGAAGCAGGCATGGTATTGTGTTCCTTTCTTGGGATTGGGGTTTCGATCAGGTGAGGGCCACTGGCTCCATGAGTCGGGCTTCGATCAGCTCGCCCGCCGCGCCGGCTTCCAGAGCCTGCGCCACGCGCGTCCGGCCGCCGCTGCCGCCGTCGAGCTTCGTCGTCCCATCCGTGTGCAGGATCAGATACGAGCCGAAGACCACGGAACCCGGAGTCGTGTGAAGCTTCACCTTCACGGTGCCGCCGAAGTTCGGGAGGGCGATCGAGGACTTGCCGGTCGTCGCGGCTCCCTCGGTGATGACTCCGACCGGAATGTCCGTCGCGGAGTTGGATACGGCGGCACTGCCGCTGCTGTTTTCCACGAAGTAACCTTCCAGGCCGGTTTGATCGGCCGTCGGGGTCATCGGGATGATGGCTTCTGCTCTTGCAATCATGGTGTTGTCGTTTTGGTTGTGGTCCGCTCCGCGCGGATCAGTTGAAGAGTTCGGGTTTGCGCTGCCGTGCCAGGTTCCATGCCCGGTCATACTTGCAGCCCTCGCGGTTACGGATGCCCTCCACCAGCTCGCGGCGCTCCGCCTCGCGGTTCGCCTCGGCCGTGGCGTCGTCGCCTCCCTCGGTCTTCTCGACCGGGGCAGGGGTGTTCGCACCGGCGCGGTTGTGGATCCGTTCGGCCGGAGTTTTTTCCGGCACCGGGAATGCCAGGATCTTCTCAAGTCCGCCCGCGCGGTTCTTGATCAGCTCTTCCTTCACCTCGTCGCGCTTGTCGGCGGGGATGCGGTCGGAGTAGCGGTTCATCACCGCCTCCGCTTCAGCGCCGGCCACCTGCTTCATCAGGTCGTCCAGCTTCGTCAGGATGTCGGCCTCGGTAGCCTCGGCGGACAGCCCCAGTTTCTCGGCGATTGCCTTCATGTTTTGTGTCTTCGTTTTGGTTCCGTCCGCTTCCGGCGGAGTGCCGGATTCACGGTTCGAAATCGGTTTGCCGCCCCGGTTGTTAGGCCGGTTCGTGAATGCCAGACCGGCCAGCCGCAGCGGCCTCACCCGGCCGTCGCCGAGATCCTCCAGATCCTCCGGCGCGTATTCGGTCGTGAAAAATTTGTAGCGCCGGTTCTTCACCGCCGCCTCGCCCAGGTCGCTCACATCGATCCGGCCCCACAGCTCGCCGTCCCGATCCTCCAGCTCCTGGAGCCAGCCCATCGCCTCCGTCCGCTGGCTCAGGTCGTGGCTCAGATGGTCCGCATCCACCAGCAGCCCGGCCCAGTTCTCCCCGGCCTCCTCGCGCTCCGCATTGAAGCGGTTCACGATCGCCTCGCGAGCCGCCGCGTCGATCAACTGCCGACGCCCCGGCCCCGCCGGATGCTCGCCGCTCACCTCGATCTGATACCAGCCGTCTTTCGCCGGTGCCTTGCGGTTGAAAATCGTCGCGTTCATCATTCGTCGTCGGTTGGTTTCTCGGTCAGCGCATCCACCATCATCATCGCCATCGCCTCCTCGAACTCCGGGTCCTCAAGAAGTCCCGCCCAGTCGATTTCCAGCAGCGCCTTCGGATCTTCCACACCCGCTTCCAGCGCCTTGCCAAGCCGCTGCATGTTCGGTGCAGGGAGCGTGCGGGCGTCCAGCACCGCATTCACCCGGTTCAGGATCCACCCCGCCTTGCGGTTCAGGATACCGGCGTCATCGTCGGGCTCCACGTCATCCGGGGTGGAGTCATGCAGCGCTTCCCAATCAGGAGATCCCGGCACCTGGTGGCGCTCGAAAAACTCGTCGCCCTGTTTCATGAGGTCTTCGATCTTCATGCCGCCTTGTCGATTTTCGGTTTCTGTCCGGGCCGGTAAGGTTCGAACACCAGGGGGTGGATGTAGCTCTTCAGACTCATGTTCGCGTCGTTCCCAAGCTGGCGGCCCACCACGCGCCCCACGCGCTTTTGGAACTTCTTGAACTCCCGGTCCGTCGTCGGCAGTTCGCCACGCGCCGCGATCTTCGCCGCCGTCGCGTCCGCCAGCATCGTTCCGTTCCATGTCCGGAAATCATGCACCTTGAACTTGTTACCGCTGATCCGCTTCAGGTAGTCGAGTGTTCCCGCCGCGTTCCCGCTGAAAATACGCTCCTCACCCGCCGCCTGCCGCGCCGCGATATGCCGCGCCAGCGTCCGGTCCTCGAAGCTGTGAAGCTGCCTCACGCCTTTCTTGCCCGTGAAGTCCAGGTGGACCTTGTCGCCATCCACCCGCGCATGCTCGGTCCGCAGATTGCTCGCGCCGAATGTCTCCACCTTGCCACCGCCGTCCTCTCCGCCATTGCGAAGCCCGGTGATCGAGATCATCCGCAGCTTCATCGCGTTGTCACGGTCCGGCCCGTCGCCCAGCATGTCCTCGTCGATCTTGGCTTGCAGCGTCGGCATCTCCTGGTGGAGCGCGCCGATCCGCGCATACTTCGCCGCCGCCTGCGACCTACCGTATTCCTCGGAGTAGAAGTACACCGTCTTTCCCTTCGCGTTCTTCGCCGTGCCCAGCAGGTCCGCACCCGGATCGTCCGTCACTTCCAGGTCGGTGAAAGCCGGGGCCACCTTCAACCGCTTCCGATCTTCATCCGTGCCCTTCCGCATCTCGCCGCGCTTCGCCTTCGTGCCCTTCGTCGGCGCACCGCCTGCCGTCCACCTTCCCCCGGTGTCCGATCCTTTCGGATCGCGCGGTTGCAGCGGATTGTATCTGTTCTCGATCCGCTCCTTCTCCGTGGCGTCCTTCGCGTCTTTGCGGTTCGAGTTCTCCGGTTCTTCCACCGGCGCGTCATCCAGCTCATACCCCGTCTTCTCCGCGATCCACTCGCGCCTCACCCGGTATCCGGCTTTGCTGAGGGAAGCCACATCCTTGACCACCTGCGCCGAGTCCGTCTCCTCGTTCGCCGCCAGTTCGAAATACGCCCACGCCCGCTCGCCCGGCGTCACTTGCCGCAGGATCTCCGCGTCCACCTGCGCCCGCAGGCACTCGGAAATCTCCGCCGCCTCCGCCCGCGCGATTTCCGCGAAGGTCTCGGCATGAGCGTTCCCTCCCAGCGTCCCGCTGCCGCTCTCGGCCAGCATCGTCAACTTGCCGCCGGTGCCACGCAAAACCAGTTGCTCGTCCTGATACTTCAGGTGATCGCGGAACGGATTGTTGCCCCGCGCTCCGTTGTCCACCGTCTTCACGTCCGAACCTCCCGGCAGCACGCCGCGCGCGTCGCTCACCGTCCGCTCGGCCATGTCCAGGTATTCGTCCTCCTTCTCCTTCGGCACGTTCTCCGGCATCACCAGGAACACCGCAGGGATGCCGTAGCTCTCGATGAAGCCGTCCCAGTCCTTTTGCGAAAGCCCCTTGCGCACGAAGCACACGATCGCCACCCGGTTGATCGGCCGGCTCACCTCGCGGATCACGAACCGCCCCTCCGCCACCGGCAGCCCCTTGGTCGCGCCGACCTTCGAGTCCGCGTTGTATTCCCAGCCGCCGTAAAGACCCTTCCTCACCCAGAACCACTGCTCCACCGGATCCAGCGCCACCAACCGCCCCGCGCCATCCCACACCTTCTCCAGGTGCGTGAATCCCCGGAAGCTCGCGATCGCCAGAGCCTCGAAGGCCGCACTCAGATTACGGCATCCCTCGTAGTTCTCCCGCAGCGCTGCCTGCTGGATTTCCGCCACCCGCTTCTTGTCGTCCGGCACATCGTCCCGGACCTTGATGTCCCAGTCGAGCTGCTGGATCGCGCTGGTCCTGCGCTCCACCAGCGCTCCCAGCGTCGCGTCCTGCATTTCAATGAACCGGTAGGTCCATTGCAGATCTGCGAAAGCGCCGCGCTCGCCTTCTTCCAGCAGCGTGATCGCCCGCCGGATCGTCAGCCCGCGCAGCGGATTGTATTGGTCCCTCCACAGGTTTGCCGCCGCGATGTGAAAGCGGTATCCCGCCACCATCGCCGCGCGATTCATCAGAGACCCGAGCTTCCGCGTGAAATTCATCAGAACACACTCCTTTCCGCGTTGCGCGTCCGACGGCCGCCGGGGCGGGGGGCGAATCCGAATCGGCTGGAAACCACCGGATGCCCCGCGACCAGCTCCGCCAGTGCCGAATATCCGTCGGCCAGCAGCAGGTGGTTTTCGCACTCGTCGACATACTCGCCCTTGTCGTCCTTCTCCGATCCCGTGACCAGGTGCGCTTCCAGTGTTTCCACGATCCTCGGCGATCCCGGCACCCGCTGCGGCAGCCGCATCACCGGATCCTCGATCAGCTTGCGATCCGCCGTCACCCGCACCACCTGCTCCTTCGGAGTCAGGAACTCGTTCACTGCGCGGTTGATCAGATCGAACCGGCTGACCTGGATGATCGGATAGTACTTCGTGAATCCGACCTGCGGATCCTCGCCGATCTTCTGCTCGATCCCGCCGCCGGCTTTCTTCGTGAACTGAACCACCGCGCACACGAGGTTCTCCCAGCGCTTGTTAGGTCCGTCCCAGACCAGCCCACCGGGAAAGGTGATCCGCTTCTTCTCGGCCTCGGTCACATGCGGCCACTCGATCCCTTCCAAACCGTTCAGCCGGTAGGACAGCGATCGCGCCTGGTCGACTGCCGGATGCGCGTCGATGAAGAGCGCTCCGAGGTTTAACCGGTAGAATAGCGTCTCCACCCGGTCCACCAGCGTGCCCAGGGGAATCTCTTCCGCCCACAGCGCGCGCTTCACGAACTCGCTCTCAACCTCCCGCCCGTAGAACCAGCACTTGTTCCCGGTATCCACTCCGCCGAATCCACGGCAGCCGTCCTTCAGGCTCAACCGCATGTCGTAAGCCTGCTCGACCGTGCGCGAGCGCGTGATGATCTCCGGCGTGATCGCCTGCGAGCTGTTGCGCGGCAGCGCCAGCACGTCGCAGTAGAAAACCTCCATCGACTCGGGATCGGCCACCGCGTCCTGCCACCGGCTGACCGGTTGGCTCAGGCTGATCGCCGCCACCGCCACCTGCGCCACACGGATCGAGAACCGCCGCATCTTGTTGCGCTCCGGCCGCCGCGCCTGGATCACCGGCTTGCTCCGGTCGAGTTCCTTCCCGGTCTCCGGATCCGCCACATAGAAATGACCTCCCGGCTCGTAATCGAAGATCTCGGGATTCTCCGCTGGCCCGCGCCGGAAGTCGCCGGTCATCGTCAGCTGCGGATCGGTCGGCTTCGGCACTCCATCGATCGCCAGGCGGCAAACCTGCGGCCAGCTTTCCTCAATGCAGATCAGCCGGTCCTCTCCCGGCACCTGGAAAAGCTGCACCTCCTGGTTGCCCGCCTTGAACTGCTTGTGCTGCCCGCGCCCATGCACCCGCTGCGTGCCGATGCTACACTTCAGCCGCAGGTCGGAGGCCGACATCCGGCCGGTGAGGAACTTCGCGCGCTTGTCGTTGATGTCGTCCTTCTCGTCCTCCATCGCGATGTCCATGGAGAACGACGTCGGAATCTTGCCCATCCCCCGGATCATCCCGAAGGCCTTGCGCTTGCCGTCCGTCATCATGAACGCGCCTTTCCGGTTCAGCGCCTTCTTGCCCTTCGCATCCTCGAAGGCACCGAGCGTCATCATGTCGGACAGACCTTCAATCGGATCGATCACCTCGCCGCGCAGCTTGGTATCCACGATGCCCTCCACCAGGTCGTCGTCCGGCAGATAGTAACCCCAGTTCCAGAATTTGCAGCTCGTCGCATACACGCCCACGCAGAGAGCGAGGACCGTCTTGCCCCATTGTGCGCCACCGCAGATGTCAAATACCGCGTCTTGCAGCGGTTCTCCGGTGTAGCTGCCGAAAATCTCGTCGAACCGATCCACGATGTGCTCAAGCACCGGACGGCCTTCGAAAGAGTAGGGGACGAAATACCCGCCCGAGGTTTTCACCTGGACATGCTTCAGCAGGAACTCCCGCAGACTGTTCGCCTTCGGCCCCACCACGCGGATTTCCGACTCGTCAAACCGCTCACTCAGCCTGTCCAGCGCCCCGCTCATGACTCCTGCCGCGCCCCCTTCGCGAAAACATCCATGCATCGCCATGCATTCGCCCGCTGACGCGCCGCTGCGCGAAACGCCCCCGAGATTACCCCGAAGCGGCACCCCCCCCTGAAAATCGAATTGTGGGCCTTCCGCATCATTCACCGTTTCGGCAGTGCCGCCCTCAGTTTCACGAAAGCCGCCTCGGCCTCCTTGTTGCCCTTGATCTCCTCGAACAACGCATCGAGCCCGGCTTCCAGCTTGCCCTTCAGCGCGTGCTCCAGCTTCCGCTCCAGTTGCTCGATCTGTTCGTCCTTCTGCCGGATCGTCTCGTCGCGCTGCGCCAGGGCCTTCTTGTCCTGCCCCAGCTTCACCATCGTCGCAAAAATCTTCGCGTCCTTCTCCGCGAACGAATCCGTCAGGAACATCAGCCTGCCCGCCTCCTCCACCTGCTCCGCAGACATGTCCGGATCGCGCGCCAGCTCCTCCTTGATCTGCGCCATCAGGTCCCGCTTCTGCCGGAAGTCCCGCCGCAAGCGCAGCCACGCATAGAACCGATGCAGCGTATCGAGCGAGGAGACCTGGACGCTCCAGCGCTTCGGCACCTCCACCAAAATCGCCTCGTAGGTCAACTTCGTGCCGCCTTCCTCCGGGTGGCGGAATCTCCACATCGACTCCGCGAAATCCGGATCGGTTTCCGCCAGCAGTTGCAGCGGCGAGCTGACGTGGGCTTCTGGTTCCTTCATCGTTCACCGGATTCGTTCGTGATTGATTCCCTTCTGCGTGATCACCCAGCCCACCAACTCGAATTCCGACATCTCCTCGCGCCGCACGTAGGCTTCCGCATGGTTCCACTCGATCGCGTCCCGCAGATCCGTCAGATCCACGCCGCCGCCCACCAGCGAGTTCACCTTCCGCAGCATCGGTCCCTCCGCCAGCGGCTCGCCCTCCTGGATCACCAGCACCTCGCGCACCGCCTTGCGGACCTCTCCTTTTGAAATTCGTCCCATGTCAGTGTCCTGGTTTGAGTGCGCTCACGATTTCCCGACCCACATCCGTCATGTGCTCGGCCAGCTCTGCCTTCGCCTTCACCGCCGCCAGCTCCTCGCCCTGCTCGTTCACCTTGTGGTGCAGCCGCTGGCGTCCTTCATAGGCGCTCTTCGCCACCGCCCGCAGATCCTCGCCCAGCCGCTCGCCCTGCTTCTCGATCTTCTGGCTCAGCGTCGTGTTCTGAGAAGACAGCGCCGCCATCGTCTCGCGGAACAGTCCTTTCACCTCCGCCATGTCACGCGCCACCATGCCCTCCAGCCGGTCAAACTCACGCCGCGTCACGAAATGCTCCTCCATCTGCACCCGCAGCGGTTGCCCCTCGATCTTTACCTGCCGCGAATCCGCAATCTTCTTCCCCACGAACCCGCCGCCCGTCAGCGCCAAGACGATCGCCACCACCAACCCCGCAACCTGATCCTGCGTGAAGCTCGTCGCCATCATCGCCGGGGGAAACACCTCCCACAACCACCAGCCCATCGTGTTGATCAGTCCACTTGTCATCGCTTCTCAAAAAATCGCTTCGCCATCTCCGCCATCACCTCGATCGCGATCTCCATCGGAGGCCCGCCCCCGCAGTCCAGCGTCTCCATGAATTTCCACAGCAACCGCAGCCGATCGCTCGGAATGTCCGCGATCTTCTCGGCAGGCTCCGCCGCCATCGACACCGCGTGGTAGTCCCGATCCGCCACCGCCAGCTCCGCCGCCGTCATAGCACCGAGCCCTCCTGCTTGTAGGTTGCCCGGTCCAGCGCCGTCGGCGAATTCGTCAACCCCGCCACCTGATAGTGTGGAATGTCCTGGAACGATTTCCAGTCGCCTCCCCACTCGAGCCCGCACGCCTCCGCATGCGCCGCGCAGGCCACATGCACACGACGCGCCAGCACCGGATCGCTCCCGTCCAGATAGGTCGCGCCGCGGAAAACACCCGCATCCACCGCCACCCCGAAATTGTGCCACGAGTAGCCAGGACGCGCATTCGTCACCTTCGGCTCCTTCGTCGTCCGACCCTTCGCATAGAGCGTCCCCTGCTCAGCCCAAGAACGATGCCCCGAGATCAACTTGTAATCGCATCCCATCGCCGCCGCCGTCGCTGCCGCCAGCCGCATGAATTTCCCGAACCGCTCCCGCGCCTTCGGGTCCAGCGTCTCGATCACGCTCAAAGTCCGCGCATCCACCGCCTCAAGGAGCGCGGGCGTCCCGCCCGTCCCATCTCCAAGCACTTCCTCCTCCGGCTCCTGATTTACCCCGCGCCGCAATTCCCGCAGCACCGCCGCCGCCGTCATCGGCCCGAAAATCCCATCCGCCTCCACACCCACCTCGCGCTGGATGTCAATGATCGTCCCCCGCAAGCTCACGACCGCACCCCCTTCGTCATTCCACGTTCCCCCTTGCCCGTTCGCCCTTGCCCCTTCGATGTTCGATGTTCGGCGTTCGATGCTCGATGTTCGCGATTCTCCATCGCCACCTGATCCGCACACCCGCCGAAAAACCACCGACCCATGCACCCATCATCCTCCGCTGCCCATTCCCGGATCGCTTGCAGCTCCTCCTCAGACAGCAGCCGCATCGCCTCCACCACCGCCGTCGCCTCCGTCAACCGACCCAGCGCCGCGATCAGGTCCTTGAGCTTCTTCCGCTTCATCGCCCGCACCTCCAGTCCTCGATCACCCGCAGCGTGTCAGAATCCGCAGAGACCGGGCTCCCGGATTTCAACCGGATGGCGGCTCTGAACATCGCCTGCGCGATCTCTACGAAAACTTTCATCGTGGTGAGACTCCAAGGGTTGCGGAGAGCGGACTCGAACCGCTGACCTCCGGGATATGAGCCCGACGCGCTACCTGACTGCGCCACCCCGCTCTTGATTGAAAATTGGTCATTCCTTGCTGGCTGTTGGATATTCCCCCCACTGATCACTGATCACTGATCACTTGCCACTCGCCTCCACCTTCCGGCTCGCCTCCACCTCCACCCAGCCCGTCACCTCCCCCGTATCCGGATCGATCACCGCATGCCTCAAAAACCCCACCGGCTTCCCATCCTCCCCGATCCTCAGGCCCGCCTTGCTCCCGTCCCCGATCTGATAGACCGCCTGCCCCCCGAATTCAAAGTCGTCCAGGAACGCGCAGCTCGGCAGCAACATCGCCGCACACACCGCGCAGAGAGCGAGCAGCGACACCGGTCCACCTCCGGTGCCGCCGCCCTGTGTCCCATCGTCATGCTGAGAAAATCGCTTCGTGATCATCGACCACACCCACGGCAGCGCCCGCGTCACCATCACCGCCAGCAAGCCCACCACACCCGCACCGATCGCGTCCACATGCCCAGCCACCTCCGGCGCATCCTCCGGCGTCATGAATGGCAGCGCCAAAATCAGCGCAGTGAGTCCGGCGATCCAAGTGGCGACATGGCGGAGAAGCGAAGCAACGTGTGAGTTCATGGCGTGTGGGTCAGTCAATGCACCCGCACCCTGACACCCCGCGCCGCAGTCACGCCGCCACTCCCGCTAGAGCCACTACTTCGCTCCCCTCAGTCCCTCCTGCTTCACCCGCCACACCGCCAAAAGATCCACCACCAAGTGGCTGTTAGACCGGTGCGGTTGCCGTTTGTAAGCCGGAACCAGCCCCGCCGCGATCAAATCATAAATCACCTGCCGGTCGCAATCATCGAGTATCGCGCACGCCTTCCGCACCGACCCCCTACGCGGCAGCCGCTTCCCCTCCGCCGTCACCAAATGATTCCCCTCCGCCCAATCGAAGAGCGGCAGATTCTCAGTCGTGCATGGCTGGCTCACGCCCCCACTCTACCACACCCCCGCCCCCCTCAAGGAGCGCGGGCGTCCCGCCCGTTCTTCCTTCCCCCTCTCAAGGAGCGCGGGCGTCCCGCCCGTTCCCCGTCACTCCACCACCATCACCACCACGATCAGCGCTTCACTCGCCGAGTCGAGCGCGGATCGCCTCATGCCGCGTCCGCTCCGCCTGTTCACTCACTGCAAGAACGTCCCGGATCTTCGATGCTTGTCCCAGCAACCTCGTCATCCGATCCTCCACTGCGCTCGACATATCAAGCTCCGCGATGCGCTCTATCGTTTGTGCCTCCCACTCGATCCACTCGTCGAAAAGCTGCTGCCACGGTTCAGGTTCATAGTCCGCAGCATCCAAGGCGCTCAGCGCGGTTCCTCGTTCCCTGAATTCCGCCGTCTTCTGCTGGATCTCTTCGATCAATTCCAGCGCCTCCGTTTGTTCACGATCGCGGTCCACGATCTTTTCCAACTCGCCCAACACCATGCGGGTCCGCTCCATGTCCGCCTCAGTGGCCCCGGCTGCCGCTTCCTGTCCCACTGTCTCTCCATCCGGCCACTCCGGGACATCGCTCTTCTTCTCGCACCCCGCCAGCAGCACCGCTCCAACCATCACGCTAATCCATTGCTTCGTCTTCATCATTCCATCGGTTCTGTCATCCCTTCCACACTTGCCGCCAACACCCCCACACGGGATAGGCCCATGAAATCTCCGCGTCCGTGAAATCTTCGCGGGAATACTGGCTATTCAGCGGCACCAACACATACCGCTCGCCACGGATCTCCAGCCGACGAAACAACACTCCGCCGCTTGCCAACCGGACCACGGCAAGCGTCCCACTGTAAACCTCGCGGCTCGGCATCAAAACCAACAGGTCGCCCTCTTCAAATCGCGGCATCATCGAGTCACCCTCTAGTCTTACCGCAAACGCCCGCGCGTCACGGCACTCGGTTGGAATTCGGTCATCAGGATCGTCAGGAAGCTCCTCGTATTCCGTCGCCTCGCCCGCGTGCGCCCAGCCGATCACCGGAATCTTTCTCACGACCTGCCCCGGCTGGTAGGGCAGGGGATCTTCCATCAAGCGCGTCGGTGGCTGCGGCGAGTCGCCGCGCTCAACCATTTGGAAGAGCAGCCCCAGAGAACTTTCTAGGGCAACGATTTTCTCCCCTCGCTCAATCATGCCTACATATTTCCCGGTGATGCCCAAACGGTCACCCATCTCGCTCTGAGTAAGTCCACGGAGTTCCCGTAGCTTGCTGAATCTGGCGGCATCAATTTCGGACAAGGGCAACTTTTTGGTTGTTATGTTTTCGGATGTCCACTAAGTTTCCATCCGTCAACCCCGACAACGCTACCCAAATGCCCAAAAAGCACAAGCAGTTTCCCCACTGGGCCAAGAAGCGCCTCATCGACCTCGGTCTCCAGGTCACTGAGTTGGCGTCTGAGATCGGATACCCTCGCCAGACCACCTCCGCCGCCCTGAACGGATCCACCCGCTTTCCCCACGTCACAGCAGCAATCGCACAAGCCCTTCACCATGACCCCAAAACAGATGGCCCTCTCCCGGCTCGCCCGGCTCGCCCTGAACGCCGCATCCGATTCGACGCCGTCGCAACGCGCTGATGTCTGCCAACTCGTGGGCATTGCTCTCTCCGACGATTGCCCGGACCTCGCCACCGCAGCCGTGAAAGCCGCCTCCAAGTTCCACGCCGCCACCGAAGCCGAAGAAGACCTCATCTCCCTTCTACAATCCAACGCCTAACCCACCAACCACCATGTCCACCACCAAGCTCCGCGCCGCCGGCCTCACCTCCCTCAACCAGGTCGCCGCCCTCCATTTCCTCCACCGCGCCCCCGCCGCCATGGGAGTCCTCGCCGAGCACCTCGGCATCACCACCGCCGCCATCACCGGCATCGCCGACGCCATGGAATCCCTCGGCCTCCTCACCCGCATCCGCAGCACCCGCGACCGCCGCATCATCCGCCTCACCCTCACCGAGGCCGGCCACCAACTCGCCAAAGACACCCCCGCCCATGCCCACCACTGAGGACATTCCGGACGACGACGCCCTCGCCGAACTCCTGGCCGATCGCCTGATCGACCGGCTCAGTCACGACCCCGGCGATGACCACCTGCGTCACCGCCTCCTCATCGCCGCCGGCCTGCCCTCCACACCACCGCCGCCCTTCCTCTCCCACGACCGCCTCGCCACCCGCCTCTCACTCTCACCCACCCACATCCGCCGCATCGAATCCCGCGCCCTCCTCCGCCTCCGCACCGCACTCCAAACATCACCCGACCGATGAACGCCACCAAGCCAGCACCGCCCACCCAATGCGACCTCATCCTCGCCGAGCTGCGCCGGTGCGAAGGCCAGTGGGTCTCCATGATCATCCTCCACCAAGTCTCCGGATCCATGGCCGTCCACTCCCGCATCGCCGAACTCCGCGGCCACGGCCACACCATCGAGCAACACTCCAAGCGCGTCGGCCGCATCCAGCATTCCTCCTACCGCCTCATCCCCGGCGAAACCCAACCCCTCATGCTCTAACGGAGCGCCGATTTTCAAATCGGCATCATTCCCCAACCGCAAACCACCACCACCACCTCCATGCCCCACCTCATCATCGCCACCCTCGCCACCGCCGCAAAGGACACCGACACCTTCAGCATCGGCGTCTTCCTCGCCGCCGCCTTCCTCTGCTCCCTGATCGGCTACGCATTCCGAGCGACCCTCGAACGCCCCAAAATCCGCCAAGCATTTCTCGACGGCAAAAACATCGGAGCCCGCGAAACCGAAGACCGATTCACCACCCACTGATCACTGATCACTCGGCACTCAGCACTCCTCACCATTCCCATGAACCACATCGTCCCCGAAATCATCGACGAACAGCGCGTCGCCGAACTCCTCGCCCACGCCGGCGACATCATCGAGCCTCGCCAGTCCGACCCCGCTGCGGCGATCCACATCCACGGCTACGAGATGGCCATGCAAACCCACGACCTCCTCCAAGAAGTCTTCATGGGCCTCTGCACGCGAGCCCTCGGGAACACCGCCAAAGCCGCCCGCGTCGTCCGCACCCGCGACTACCAATCCCAGCTCGCCGCCCACCACCTCGACATGCTCGACCGCACCCCCGCCTGATCACTCACCACTTTCCACTTCCTACCCATGCCAGACTTCACCAACTCCCCGCTCAAAAAAGCCGCCGACCGCGCCTCCGCCAAGACCATCGACGGCAAGGCCGAGATCGTCACCACCGCGCAGACCCTCGACGCCGTCGCCCGCACCCTCGAATCCGAGCGCGACCAAGTCATCCAGCACGAGGACGCCTTCAAGGACGCCACCCTCCCGCGCTACCTCCGCATGGGCCTCGCATGCCTCCAGGCCCAGCAGGTTTTCACCGCTGCCACCCCGAATCCAACCGGACGGAACCAGCACTCGAAAGAGGTTGTGTCCACCGTGGACACAACCTCCACGGAAGATCCGAAAACCTTCGCCGACTGGATCGAGCGCGCCGTCCCCTGGCTCAAGCGTCCCACCGCTTACCGCTACGCCGATGCCGCCCGGGGCCTCGGCCTCGATCACGGCTCCGAGCAGAAGCAGGTCGACGCCCTCCTCAAGAAACTCCGCGCCGAGCACGCCCGCAAGAACCTGCCCAAGCCCTCCCTTGCCCTCCTCGTCCACAAGGCCCGCGAAGGCGAGCCCGACCCGGACGAAGAGACCGACGCCCCCGATCCAACACCCGAACAACGCGCCGGTGAGGCCCGCGTCCAGATCCACGAATTCCAGGAGAGCTGGCAAAAGTTCATCCGCACCGGCGACCTCGACCACCTCACCGCCGACGACCTCAAGCCCCTCGCCACCTTCCTGGAAGACGAACTCGACCGCATCAAGAAGCTCATCAAGTCCGCCTGACCCGAAGGAGCGCGCGACGCCGTCGCGCCCCGCAACCCCGGCCATTCACCATTCACTCCTCACCATTCACCATTCCCATGCTCACCATCACCACCCCGGACATGACATCCGACCGCTGGATCGCCATCCCACGCGACCATCGCAACGAGATCCGCGTCATGCTCGACAAGTTTGCCCAGGCCCCGTCCCGCGGCATCACCGGGTGGTTCAAGCGCACCTCCGCCGATCTCGGCATCTCCTACTCATCGCTCCGCGACAAGTACTACGCCCTCCGGGATTCCGGCGGGGATTGGACCGTCCTCATCGACGAACGCCGCATCGCCGCCGCATCACGCAGCCGCACAAGGAGTCCTCGATTCATCCACTACCTCCTCAAACTCGTCACCGAGAACAAGCGCAAGAGCCGCCCCGCCTTCAAAGAACTCCGCCGCCTCTGGCGCATCCGGGATCAAGTCATCCCCGGATACGAAGACTGGCCCGACTGGCCACGCCTCCCCGAAGGATGGAGCGACCGCAACCTTGCCGACATCGTCGCCCGCGAACTCCCCAAGGCCGTCCGCCAATCCATCCGCGTCGGCACCTCATCCAAGACCAACCAATATCTCCCCACCGTCCTCACCAGCCGCGTCGACCTCTGGCCCGGTGCCGTCATTCAGCTCGACGACCAATGGCATGACAACTGGGTCACCATCGGCACCGGCAAGCGCCAACAACTCTGCCGCGTCCTCGAACTCGGCGCGCTCGATCTCTTCTCCGGCCACCGCTTCGAATGGGGAGCCAAGCCCCGCCGCCGCCGGGACGATGGCACCACCGAGAACATCAATGGCCGCGATGCCCGACTCTTCCTCGCCGCCATCGCCCACCGCCACGGCTTCGCACCGCGCGGATCCACGCTCATGGTCGAGCACGAAACCATGTCCGTCTCCGAGGACATCGAGCGCGTCCTCTACGATGCCTCGGGCGGATGGTTCCGCGTCGACCGCCAGCCCATCGAAGGCAAACAGGCTGCCCTAACAGGTTTCTGGAACGGCACCGAAGGCGGAAACTTCCGCGCCAAGGCATGCCTCGAATCCATCCACAACCTCATCCGCAACGACCTCGGCCGCCTGCCCATGCAGACCGGCTCATTCTCCTCCGGCATCAAAGGACCCGTCACCACCGACCGACAGGTCAAATACGTCGAGCGCATCATGCGCGACGTCCTGAAGAACGTCCCGCACCGCGCCCACCTGCTCCAGCTTCCCACCATCGACTTCTACACCCAGTTCGAGCCCTTCCTGCGCGACTACTATCACTTCGGCCTCGCCCTCCGCACCGACCACGCCATGGAAGGCTGGAAAGAACTCGGCCACGAGGTCATCGAATACACCACCGCTCCAGGCTCCGACCACTTCCTCGACCAAGACGCCTTCCTCGAACTCGCCGAGACCACCCGCGCCATCATCACCGCCGAGGCCCGGCGCGAGCCCGCCAAGTGGCAGCGCCGCCGCTACCTCTCACCCCTCGAAGTCTGGAACCGCCGCCAGCCATTCACACCACTCGGCGCACCCGTCATCTGCGAGATACTCACCCGCGACCTCGCCCGCGAAGTCAGCTCCGCACGCGGCTACCTCACCTTCCGGGACGACGAATTCGCGCCCGACGGCCTCGTCTATGAATCCCGATTCATCTCCGGCCCTCGCAAAGGTCGCGAAATCCATCACGGAGAAAAGGTCCTCATGTTCGCGAACCCCTTCGACGATACTACGGCAATCGCCGTAGATGCCCAGGAACGCTTCCTCGGCGAGCTGCCACTTTACAAACGCATCATCCCCATCGAGCCCGACGCCTTCGGATCGACCGCCCCCTTCGACAGCCGCCCGGACATCCGCAGCCAGGCGCTCAAAGAAGCCGCCGGCCACAAGCACCACCGCATCGCCGACATCCTCGAACCCGCCCGCATCACCCATGCAGGCAGCGTGCAAGCAGCCCGCGACCTCCGCGAGCACAACGCCGACATCCTCGACCCCAATCACCCCGTCACCCCCGGGGAAATCGCCGCCCACGCCCAAGCGCGCGGAGCCAAGGCCGCCGCCACCCGCGTCTCCAACCGCGCCGCCGCCACCGCCGCCCGCCAGGACACCGATGGCGTCCTGGATGCGTGGTCCGATCCATCCACCGAAACCGCCGAAACCGAAAGCACCGAACTCCCCGAAGACAACCCCTTCATCTAACCACCATGCATCCGAGCAATACCACCAACCGCCACAAAAAAGGCACCAAAAGCTGGCGCATCGACCGCGCCGCCGTCACCGCCTGGACCGCCACCCTCAGCGACGACGAACGTGCCGTCATCCTCTGGCTCTTCGACTACGCCGCCTCGCGGGACCTCTCCACTGAGTCTCTCGGCAAGGCACTCAAGCAAGAAAGCGGCAAGCCCTACTCCGCCGACTCCGTCTATCAGGTCATGACCGGCCGGCGGGATCCCGGCCAGCTCGCCAACTTCCTCGCAGCAGCAGCCGACCTCCAGCGCATCGAGCGCGAGCGCGAGAAGATCACCCGCATCGGATTCGTCGAAACCAACCTCACTCGCAAGATATTCCAGATTGCGGACGCGACCCGGAACTTCGGCAAGATCGGCATCATCACCGGCGAGAGCCACACCGGGAAAACCACCGCGCTCCTCGAATACCGCGCCCGGAACAACCACGGTGCCACCCATTACATCCGCATGTGCTCCGGCGGTGCCAAGAGCACCTTCATGCGCCGCTTCGCCGCCATGCTCAACATCGCCACCCGTGGCAACGACTACGTCATCGGCGACCGCATCTTCGACTGCTTCGACCAGCGCATGCTCCTAATCGTCGATGAAGTCCACCAGTGCCTCATGCGCAAGACCGGCGTCCACACCCTCGAATGGTTGCGTGAACTCCACGACGTCAGCGGTTGCGGCATCCTGCTCTCCGCCACGCCCGTCTTCGAGAAAGCGTTCACCTCCGCCGATACCGCCGGCATCCTCCGCCAGATCGGCATGCGCAAACTCATCCATGCCACCCTTCCGGCCCGGCCCACTGCCGCCAACCTCGCCGACTTCGCCCGCCACTTCGGCCTCCCTCCCGCCACCGGCGAAGCGCTCGATCTCCAGAAAGCCGTCATCGGCGAGGACTCCCTCGGCCGCTGGGTCTCCATCCTCGAAGGAGCCAGCCGCGTCGCCGCCAAACAGCAGCAGCCCCTCGACTGGAACCACGTCCTCAAATCCCACTCCGCGCTTGTCGCGCTCGAAGACCCAAAATGACCCCCGACCAGAAAACCATCCTCCAAGCCTGGGAATCCGGCGTCCTCGCCGGCGGAGCCCTCGCCGATGCCGTCAATGCCCTCGGCCAAGCCGATTCCCGCGACGCCCGCTCAAACGCCCTCGGCCTCCTCGACGAAGCTCGCCGCCGCCACAACACCGCCAACTCCCTCATCACCACCATCACCGACAAGCTCTCCGCCTCCCTCCAGATGTAGCCACCCAATAAGGAGCGCGGCTTTCCAAGCCGCATCAACCCAAGCCAATCAATCAGCCATGATCACCACCACCAGCATCACCACCGCCGAACGCGACCTTGCAAACCGCGTCATCACCCGCATCGCCCGCAGCGCCAACGTCACCCCCGCTCGCATCACCAGCCGCCACCGCGATCGCCGCACCGCCCGCGCCCGCCAACTCTGCATGGCGCTCCTGCGCACCGCGAGCGATCTAACCTTTGAGCAGATCGGCGAACTCTTCCACGGCCGCGACCACGGCACCGTCATCCACGCCTGCCGCGTCGTCGCCGACCTCCGCCGCACCGACCTCGCCTACAACCGCTTCTTCACCTTCGTCCTAGCCGAACTCACCCGCACCACTGATCACTGATCACTCGGCACTCGGCACTCCCATGATCCTCAACCCCACCAGAATCCGCATGAGCACCAAGACCAAAACCAAGACAGCCCCCCGCAAGCGAGCCCCCCGCAAGACCACCGCAGACGCCGAGCAGAAGAAGCTCTGGAAGCGCGAACTCCGCGACATGGAACGCAGCCTCAAGCGCTCACAGGCCGAAACAGCCAAGGAGATACGCCGCCACCAGCGCGTCATCGAAAAGCTATCCGCCCAGCAAATCATC